GCACCGCCAAAGAAACAAGAATATTTTCCAGATGGTCCACCTTGTTTAAATAGACTAGCAGATGAAGGATTTGGAGAAGGTGCCAGGAACAATGGATTATTTAATGTTGGTGTTTACAGAAAAAAATCTAACCCAGACAATTGGGAGGACATGTTAGTTGCAGATAATTTAAAAGTAATGGATCCGCCTCTTGGTAATACAGAGGTACAATCTCTTATAAAATCTCTTAACAGAAAAGGTTATGACAAGTATAGATGCAAGGACCAACCTATCTGTGGTGTTTGTAATGCATCTAAATGCGCAACAAAAATATACGGTGTGGGATACGATGAAGAACAGATGCCTACACTAGCATCACTGATGAAAGTTACATCTGTGCCACCGCAATGGTTTTTAAATGTAGATGACAAGAGAGTCGAGTTAAAGTCAAAAGAACTAAGAGACATAAATTTATTTGCTGAAGCTGTGCTAGATCAAGTCAGCATTGTCATACCTGAAGTTACTGCAAAGAACTGGAGACAGTTATATCTAAAAAATTTAGTAGAAGGTGTAGACGAAATTGAACCATTAAAATCATTAGACCCTAAATATTTTATTGTAAACTTATTAAAAGATTTTACTGTAAACAGACCACAAGCAAAAAAGAAAGAAGATATACTTAGAAAGATGGCATGGACAGACGAAGATAACTTTTGTTATTTCAGAATGGATGATTTCTATGCATGGGCAAAAAGAAATAACTGGGAACTAGACAGAACAAAGACTGCAGGTTTGATAAAAGATTTAAAAGTTTTTGAAAAAGAGGTAAGAATGACTTTGAAAGGACAGACACCACATTTAATAAAAATAAAATCTTTGAAAGAAAAGGCTGATGAAAAGCCAGAGATAACACAAGAACCTTTTGAGGAGTCACCATTTTAATGAAAACAATAATACTAGGACCACCAGGTACAGGAAAGACGACAACACTATTAAATTTAGTAGAAGATTTTTTACGTGATGGTGTAGACATAAAAAAGATAGGATACTTTTCTTTTACAAAAAAAGCTGCATGGGAAGCAACACACAGAGCAGAAGAAAAATTTATGATCGATGCAAAAGAGATACCTAATTTTAGGACGTTACATTCTTTTGCTTTTAGAATGTTAGGAATGAACAAAGAGCGTGTGATGAAACATGCAGACTACAGAGATTTTGGGTTGAGGTGTGGTATACCTATCAAGACGGCATGGTATAGTGACGAGGATGGAGTATTTAATTCTGACAACGAATACCTGCGTTTGATAAACAAAGCTAGAGTTTTAGAGATACCTGTACTAGATTTATACGATAAAAACGAACATCAGATAGACATCGAGCGAGATCTATTATATCTTTTAGATCAAGAACTTATAAGATACAAACAGGAAAAAGGACTCTACGACTACGATGACATGTTGGAGCAATTTGTTAGACAAGACATATCACCATCTTTCGACGTATTATTTATTGACGAAGCACAGGACCTCTCACCTTTGCAGTGGAGAATGGTCAGGACTATTTGGGCGAAAGCAGACAAGACCTACATTGCAGGGGACGATGATCAAGCTATATTTAGATGGGCTGGCGCTGATGTTGATACTTTTATCGCACTTAAAGAAGAAGTAGACTACGTAGATACTCTCAATCAATCGTACAGAATACCAGGTGGACCAATACACGAACTGTCACAAAAAATAATACGAAATGTTACAAACCGGTTTGACAAAGAATACACCCCACGACAAGAGATGGGAGATCTTACAAGATACTCAGACGTTACGCAGGTGGACATGTCACAAGGCGAATGGTTAGTTTTATCTAGTGCAAATTATTTTTTAGACGACATCAAAGAGCTGTGTGAATTACAGGGTTGGTATTATGCACACAAAAGTAAAAACTCTGTTAAAGTTGATTTACTTCTTGCCATACAAGCATGGGAGAAGTGGAGAAGTTCAGAAACACTTTTGCCTGTAGCATCAATAAAAAATATTTATTCTTATTTAGGTGACAATGTAACCAAGGGTTACAGAATGGGTAAGACAATGGATGAAAACGAAGAAGGTTATTATATTCAAGAGTGTATGGATGATCACGGATTACAAACAGACAATGTTTGGTTCAAAGCTTTTGCAGGTTTGGATGTTAATACAGAAAACTACATACGAAATATGTTAGCTAACAAAGAGAAGATTACACAAACACCAAGAATTATTTTATCAACAATACATGCTGCCAAAGGAGGTGAAGCTGACAATGTTCTCATACTACCTGATATTACTAAGTCTGCTGTCAACAATAATGATATCAATCCAGATGAACTACACAGGTTATTTTATGTAGCAGTAACCCGTGCAAAAAAATCGCTACACATATTAGAACCAAAAAATTATGAAAGGGCATACATGCTATGAGCGCATATGATAACCAGGTCGGAGGCGACCATTATAAAAAATACGAGATACAGCCTAGCGAATTCATCAATAAAAACAAGTTGTTATTTGCTGAGGGTTCTGCTATAAAATACATAGTTAGACATCAAGATAAGGGAGGCAAAGAGAGCCTTGAGAAAGCGAAACATTTTATCGATATGATAATCGAGAGAGACTATTCATGATAATTGAAAAGACAGAGATAGACGACGTTTATCTAGTAAAAAATTTATTACCAAAATGTCAACATTCTAAAATATATGATCTTATTTGTTATAAATCTAAATGGAATTTTTCTCCTGATTCCCAAGATGATTCACACGCCATAGACGACACACGAGTAGAACCTTATTTTGCTAAAGTTCTTTTTGCTTTTAATCCTGTAAGAGGTTGTTACGAACAGTCTAGTGAAGAGGATTGGTATACAATTGTGCAGCCTTTAGTTTTATCTGTAAGCACACAAGAATGGTTTAGACCAATACTAAGAATAAAAGCTAATTTATATCCTAAAACAGAAAAAAGAATCAATCATTCTATTCACACTGATTTTCTTGTTAATCAAACATCATCCTTGCCATGGAATTCAGATCTTGAAATGACAAACATGGTATACATGGTAAATAGTAACGATGGTTATACTGAAATTTTTGAAGAAGACCCAAGAGTAAAAACACCTTCGAGCGATTTATACAACGATTCTTTTCATGATGAACACAACCTTCCCCTTTGGTCTGATGTAAATGAAGATGGTATAAAAACTATAAAAATTCCTAGCGTAGAAAATACAGCTGTTATTTTTCCAAACAAATATACACATAGAGCAACGACCGCAACAAATGCTCAAGCAAGATTTACTATAAACTGTAATTTATTATGAGAACTTTACAACAACCACTATTCACACCAGAAACAGAATGGGTGCCACCAGACAGATTACCAGATTTATCTAGTCATGCAGAAATAGCAATAGACTTAGAAACAAGAGATCCCAACTTGACCACAATAGGGTCGGGTTCGGTTAGAGGAGATGGGGAGATAGTCGGCATAGCGGTCGCAGTCGAAGGCTGGTCCGGCTATTTTCCTATCGCGCACGAAGGTGGTGGGAACATGGATCGAGGATTAGTTTTGGATTGGTTTGAAGAATTACTTAACAACACAGCTACAAAAATATTTCACAATGCCATGTACGACGTGTCCTGGATACGTTCTCTTGGTTTCCATATTAACGGTGGCATCATAGATACTATGATTGCTGCATCACTCTGTGATGAAAACAGATACAGCTACACACTGGACTCTGTTGGTAAAGATTATATTAACATGCGTAAGAACGAAAAGCTTTTACAGGAAGCTGCAAAAGATTTTGGTGTCAATCCAAAAGCAGAGATGTGGAGATTACCTGCAACATTTGTTGGCGAGTATGCAGAGAAAGACGCAGAAATTACACTAAAACTATGGCATGCGTTGCAGCATGAAATATCAAAACAAGACCTATGGGACATATTTAATTTAGAAACTAATTTGTTTCCTTGTTTGGTAGACATGAAGTTCAGAGGTGTACGCGTTGACCTGGAGGCGGCAGATAAAGTTAAAAAAGAATTAGCTAAGAGAGAAAAAGAATTATCAAGACAAATAAAAAAGATAGCAGGGTTTGATGTAGAGTTGTGGGCTGGTGCATCAATAGCAAAAGCATTTGATAAATTAAAAATACCTTACGACACAACAGAACTAGGAGCGCCAAGTTTTACAAAAAACTTTCTTGCAACACATCCAGCAGATTTACCAAAGCTTATAGTACAAGCTAGAGAGTTCAACAAAGCCAATACAACATTTATAGATACGATATTAAAACACAGTCACAAGGGCCGCATACATGCAGAGATAAACCAGATACGATCTGACCAAGGAGGCACGGTCACTGGCAGGTTTAGTTACAACAACCCGAATCTGCAGCAGATACCAGCAAGGCACAAGGTGCTGGGACCGATGATTAGAAGTTTGTTTATACCAGAAGAAAAACACACTTGGGGTTGTTTTGACTACAGCCAACAGGAGCCAAGAATTTTAGTGCACTTTGCATCGTTGATGAAACTAGAAGGCACAGGTACGATCGTAGATGCGTATAAAGATGGCAGTGCAGACTTTCACCAGATGATAGCTGACATGGCCGGCATAGATCGTAAACAAGCAAAGACTATTAATTTAGGAATTATGTACGGCATGGGCAAGAACAAACTTATGGCAGAGCTGGGTCTGATGAAGGATGCAGCAGAAAAACTACTCAAGACTTATCACCAACGAGCACCGTTTGTAAAAATGTTATCAGAAGCGGTGGGCAGACGTGCCGATGACTCTGGCAAGATACGCACGATTGGCGGTAGGCTATGCCACTTTGATCTTTGGGAGCCGCATGGTTTTGGTATTAAGAAACCACTTAAACATGCAGATGCACTCAGGGAACATGGACCAGGGATTAAACGAGCGTTCACATACAAAGCGCTAAATAAATTAATACAAGGATCAGCAGCAGATATGACAAAGCAATCTATGTTGGCCCTTTACAACGAAGGAGTAATACCACATGTACAAATTCATGACGAACTTGATATCTCAGTATCAAGCCCTGCTCACGCAGAAAAAATTATTAGAATCATGGAAGAAGCGGTTCAGCTACAGGTGCCGAACAAAGTCGACTACGAAAAAGGTTCAAACTGGGGAAATATAGAATGATACCAAAATTAATAGAGATACATGATTTAAAACCTTTTAAAGGTTTGATATTTGATGTTAGTAAAATTCCAGTAATAAGGCGGTACAACAAAATACCGTGTGATGGACAGTTTAATATGTTACCGGAAGGCAAGTTTTTTTTACACACTAGTGGAGCATATTGGTTGAAAGGTAAAGGACCAAACAAGGAAGGTTATAAAATGTTACCACCTTTTGAAAGAAATCCTGAAGAATATGGTACTAAATGTTTTCCGTGGATTGCTAGAAAAAAACCTAGCGGGGAGTTTGTTCCCCTCAAACTTTCTAAGGCAGGGCAAGGTTATGTTGAATGTAGATTTACCATAACAATAGAAGATTTAGAAAGAGTTGGTAGAGAGGATTTAGTTAAAGTGCGTAGAGCTAGATCTTCAGAAAAAGCCGACGATGGTTATGCTAGAAATGAAGGAAGTAGAGGTTTAGGTATGACAATCAATATGCATACCTTAATTGGCTATGCTTTATTTCCACAATATTTTCAAACCTCAACTGCAAAATATGTAATGAATCATGCTGCACAACCGCATGATTATAGATTGAGTCAACTTAATTTAATAAAATATGAAAATAATTATGATAGTACAAATTTAAAAAACCGAGAAGAAATATGGTTAAAAGATATTTTTGATAGAAAATGTTTTTCTACCGGAGGCATAGTTGGCTGAGGATATTGAAATTATTTTAGGTATATGTGACAACTGCAACGATTATGTGCCTTTTCTACGAGTTTCTAAAGACCCAGGTAGAGTATATAGGTGCATGACTTGTAAAACTAAACATACGCAATATGTAAATGGAAAAATAACTTTTAATTATTTAGATCAAACATACGTAATAAGGAAATAATATGAAGGACATAGCTAAAAATCATTTTATAGGCGAATTTATGATAGACGAAGAGCTCTGTGATAAAATGATTGAGTTACACAATTCTATTAGTTTAGCTACAAAAGAACAACTTGCTCAAGAAATCCCTATGTTAATGTCTAAAAAAGAAATATTTGGTGTAGGTGACGGTGATCCAAAAGGAAAAACATCTACAGATTTAGCTATCCATCCTGTGCTTTTTACTGATCCAAAAAGCTGTCCGCCTGAAAATAGACCACATGTTAGAGTTGCTTTAAGTTATTGGATGGAGCTTCAAATGTGTATGAATAAATACAAAGAATTACTTACAAACAGCAACACTGAGAGGTGGATTGGATCGTTGAACAAAATACACATAAATGATCACATGATAATACAACACTACAAACCGGGACAGGGTTTTGCTGAGTGGCACGCTGAAAGAGCATGTCTGACAATGAATAGAGCTTTGGTTTACATGACATACCTTAATGATGTTCCTGACGGTGGCACTTTGTTTGAGTTTCAGGATTTAACAGTTAAAGCTGAAAAAGGAAAAACCTTGATTTGGCCAGCTGAGTTTACTCACATACATAAAAGTCAAATATCAAAAGATTTTGAAAAATATATTGTTACAGGGTGGTTTAGTTACGATAGAAAAGAACAAGTAATGGGGTGTTTTTAAATAATGAACCAGCGATAGGAAAACCCACCGCTGGTATAAAGGTGAAAAGATAATTATAAAATATATTATAATAAACTCTTGTCAAATATAATATTTGCTCTATATAATCCCATAGAATAATATAATAAGGAGGCAACATGCCAGATATAAGTAAATTTAAATCAGTGTCTGTGTCTATGGACACACACAATAAACTGATGAGTTTAGCGCAAAACAGGTTTGAAGTTCCTGTAAGTGTACAGAAAGTAATAGAATTTTTATTAGAGAAAGAGATGAAAAAGAAAAATGGCAGATCTAACGGGCGAGCACGCAGTTAAGGCTATTTGCCCTAGGTGTAAGGGCAATGGATATATCAATGTTATTAGTGAATTTGTACGCAGGCAAGAGTTTGATTGCCCACAATGTGAAAGCCAAGGTTGGGTTATGTTGCCAGCAAATCAATGTAGAAAAAATGTTGAAGGAGGAATAGAACCAAAGTGGATGAAAACTGGAGAAACGGTTTAGATAATATAAAAATAGCTAAAAACGTTTTGTCTAAAAAAGATTTACACGAATTAAAAACGTACATGTATACAAACATGGCTTTTCACGAAATTTATCCAAACGAAAGAATACCTAGAACAGATGGTAAAGATTTTCCTATTTATAATTTTTTGCCGAAAAATAAAAAACCAACTAATTTATTAGAAAAATATATTGTAGGATTAATGAACGGACAAGAACACCATATAGAATATTGGATGCGTTATAACGACTCTTTAAACTGGCACGTAGACAGCGATGAAATAATAGAAAGAACTCCAGGTGTAAAAATTAAATCTACTGAAGAATACCCTATAAGCACTTTTACTTTTTATGTAGATGTGGATAAAGTAGTTGGAGGTGAGTTACAAGTAGCCCCATTTGATAAAAGAGATTTTAATCTACTAACCACAGAAAACTATGAACCTAGTCAAGGAACTAAAGTATTAACAATACCTCCAGAAAACAATTGTGTAATTAGTTGGAACGGACCTATTTCTCATAGAGTATTAGAGCAACAAGACGGGAAAAGATTAGTTCTGGTTTGGTCTTTGTGGAAAAACATACCACGAGGATTTAGAAAAGGATTACATTGGAAGCCATCGACTATATTTCCTGGTAATAATGATGTTACTGATCAAGGGTTTTCTACATCAGAAGATTTTTATGTGGTTTCAGTTGAATGGCCAATAAAGGAGGATTTATGAAATTAGTTAATAAACGTATTGACAATGTTCTAAAAGTCATGAGAGTTGCAAAGGATTACGAGTGTAAAATGATTTGGAACAAGCATTTACAGAAACTTTTTGAGATAAGGAAAAGGAAAGCGTATGAAAGACTTCAAGATCAAGCTAGAATGGTACACTAGCAATGTGCTGGTGTGGATAGTTTTTGCAATATCAATAGGATTATTGATTGCAAATACTGTAACCATGTATACACTGTACAACGTCATTGAAACAATGTGGCACGAGATAATACAGGTGAAGGAGACAAACAGTTATCTATACCAATTTATCGAGGAGCATAGAAATGACTTTAATTAAGGAAAATAAAGGTGTGAGAAAAGAGATTCCAGATAGGATGTTGTGTGCAACTTTCGCTATTCCAATAGACGGAAGAAAAGTTGTTGGTACATTAGATTATATTGCAAACAAAACAGGACTAGTGCCTATGGCATTTTGGATTAAAATTAAACCTACAGATTCATACTTGGACAGAGAGCTTAGAGCATCAGGCAAGTTGATATCTAGGTGTTTGCAACATGGTGAGTCTTTAAAAGACTTAGTTGATACATTATCACAAGACAATATTGCAGGACATATGGCAAACTACTTACACAAGAATATGGAAGATATTATACTTGGTAAACAACCAGACAAGAAACAGCGTATGCTATCGACAGACCCATACGCTATGAAAGAATGATGGACGAGTTTGAGATAGACTGGATACCAGAAGAAGATAGCAGCAGCGTCATAGAAGACCTTGCTATCAATATACCTGCACATACCATAGATAAAATGTGTAAGCAAAAATATGGCCACACAAACTGGGCTAGAATAGACCTTATGTCTCCTACAGAATTACTTGGTAATCCACATGAGTTTGACTATGAGAACGGAATAATATATTTTAAGAATGCATATTTAGTATAGGAGAAAAAATTTTTATGGCCCTACCCAATTCCGGCCCGTTGTCCCTCTCAAGCATCCAAGGTGAGTTTGGAGGCTCAAATCCTATAGGATTAAATGAGTATTACCGTGGTGGACCTTTAGTTGCTAGTATACCCAATACGTCTCCTATACCATCATCAGGCACCATTTCTGTAAATAATTTTTATGGAACTTCTTCAGTAGTTCCAAACGATCGTGCTATTCAATATACTTACGGAGTAACTCAGTCTGGCGGTAAGTTTCCTACTGTTACCAGAAGTCCAAATATATCACCAGGTAGTTTTAACAATGCTGCTATGGTTAGTAACAACGTTCCTGCTACTGTTGCAGACCACAGAAACACACAAGCATTTTTAACTTATGGTAGTAATTTTAATTTTACTTCAACAATACCAGCTGCTTTTTTTAGTGGTTTAAGTTTAATGACAGTTCAAGATGTAAACGGAACTCAAAATACACCAAACCCTGGTTCGCCTTTTCAACCTTTTACTAACATGACGCCATGGAGTGTAAATACTCCCTCTAGTAGTATACCTAGCACGGGTAATGGAGGGCTATTTAGAATACCAAGTGCAAACTTTCCGTTTGAAGCACCTGGTGGGCCAGTTAATGTTAATCTTTCATGAAATTTATTTACACACAAGAAACGACTGTTTTCGAACAAAATGGATGTCGATACATTCGTGAAGAGGACGGCAAAGAAAAAGTTGCTGATCTTATGGTTACCACTTATACGCCAGACACAGATCTATTAAAACCCAAACAATTCTTTTTAAGAAGAGATCATATACAATGGGACTATCTTCATTCTATGAATTTTCCAAAGGTGTTAGAAGAATGGACTAAAGAGTTAGTTGCAGAACTAGAACTTCCACACGGCGACAGATATAAATTAGGGACTGTAGATCTTACTTGGAAAATTAAGGGCGGTGAGGAAGGCCTTGGGACAACTTCATCTTTAGTCTTACACACAGATGACGTATCAGAGGGTATTGTAGAAACTCCTATACACCCCGAACGTAACATAGGTGTTGTAGTAAAACATTGGGTAGAACCAAATGAAGAAAGTCCAAACATATTTTTAATTAACGGACACCTTAAACAACTTATACAAGGCCAAAACGAATTAAACGCAGATGGTTTCCCTTGTTATGTTTGGGATGTTATTTGGCCACACGGTATTGATAAAATATACCACATGTACTCTGACCACGTGCACCGGATTTTATACATACCAAACCCAAAAATTGACAACTCAATTACAGATGTCGAAGATGTATCAAAGGTGCCAACACCAAAAAAAGTATCTTACGATGTTTGCATGTTTAATGGTATCTATCCTCATGGACACGAAAAAACAATGGACGGAAAAACTTATCAGTTTCCAGCAGGAAGTTATTTTAGATTAGATGAAACAAAACTACCGGCAATGTCATACGAATTTTGTCATAATAATCAAGTGCTTACAATTGATGGTGTTAAAATGAACAACGTTACGTTTGATGACACAGGTTGGATTAAAGACGGCACAACACCCATGTCTAACATACAAAAGTTTGGTAGAGGTTTTTACAGGTTTATGGGTTACCTAGCTGAAGATTTACTAGAACTAGGTTACAAGTCATCTGTAGAATATTCAAATATACAAGACCACATTACATCTACAAAAACTGTTACTTGTAAAAAAGATACAACAACAGGACAGTTTCTTTTTATTGGAGAAGGTAATGCAAAAATTAAATGGGACACAAAAGAAAATATTTTTAAGCAAGGGGATATAATTTATATAAACCAAGACGTCGAGATTTCTTCAGGGGATGGTAATTCTTTTGACGCTTATGAGTTTTACCAGATCAAGGATAAATCGAGTCTTTATGGATGATGTAATAGTACCACTATATCCACTGTATGTGTGGATGAGAAAAATTGAATTTGACACAAAACCAATTATCAAAGAACTGCGCGCGCAAACCAAACCAAAAGTAGACAATATTAGTGACACTCGAATAGAAGATTTTATGTTGCCGCAGGACACAAGCTGTAAAAATTTATTGCCGCAAATTAAAGAGTTTACGTGTAGAAATATAAACAAATGTTTTGGTCAACTTTCTGTTGACAATTTACATGTAGAAGAGGTGTGGGGTCAGATTTTAAAACAAGGCATGGCAACTGCTTATCACACACACTATGATAGAAACAACCCACACAGAAACGGTTGGAGTTTTGTATATTATCTACAAGCAGAGCCGAACAATGGCAACTTAGCGCTACAGGCGGAACACGGATCCCTTGATTATACCAAAGATATAAAACCAGAAACAAATTTATTAGTTGTTTTTCCGATGAACACGCCACACTTTACAAGACGAAATACTTTAGAAACAGAAAGAATTGCCATAGCAGGAAATATTATACCAATCATGAAACAAAAGGAGGTTAGCAATGATGATAATGTCAATAGCAGAACTTGAAGAGCTACAAGTAAATTTATTAAAAAATAGTTTAGAAGAGGAATTAAAAGACCTTGAAAAAAGACAACATGAAATTATAACTATCCAGGAATTACATGAAGATAGTTAAAAGGTATGCATATCCTACATCTACTAGAGCAAACATTTCGGGCCTGCGCCATTACACCGTGGACGGAGAGTCAAAGCCGTTGCCGTCAGTCACGACAATCCTTGGACAAACACAACCGAAAGAGAAACAAGAGAGTCTAGCACGCTGGCGCGAAAGAGTCGGGTCGCGCGAAGCTCAAAAAATTACTAGAGACGCAGCGATACGGGG